ATTCACCGGAGATTGTGCCTTCTGGTTACGAACCCACGTCTCGTGTGTCAACGAAGACTACGTTCAAGAAGAGGACGAACAAGTCACCACATCCGCTCCGATTGTTTCACGCAAGGTGAACAAATGGAGGATGCCAACCATTTGGTTCGACAGAGAGAGGCCACTCGGCATCAACTACGGTATGACAAAACCGACAGTTGTTCGCGAACGCACTACCGACGAGGTTTGTAACCTCTTCGACGGCATTTACACACGCTCCCGCAAAGTAAGAGTCTTTACAAAACTCTTCAATTTGCTCCTCACTGAGAAAAAGATCATGGGTAAAGTGGTACTCGACACCGACAACCGGCTTCGATCCACCTACACCCAACGCATTGAAAAGATGCTCACCGAGGAGTACCCAGAATTGACGACGAAGTGGATTAGTACACCACAGAACCAATGGATCTATCGACACACACTCGCAAGATTCGTTAATCACGCCGTCATCGCCGCGAGATTTGATCACCAGTATGGTGACAATCACCGGCTCACCATCTCCGTTGACAAGCCGATGTTAAACGGGAGCAGGGTTCTCTCTTCTCTGTCCCAGAAGAGCAAGAGCCATACCGCCTAAGGGCTGGGGATGTACCGTACCCAAACGTGTACGAGTACAATCACGGGTTTGAGGTCGTTTACGGGGAACCGTACTTCGACCACGGCAAACTCATCCCGCCACCGGCGAAATGCACTGACAGAGTTGACAAGACCTACCGCACCAAGGCGGGAGGCATTTCACACAATGGGAAGATCCACGCAGCATCTGACCAAAATACCGCTAAGGCGATGTCCAGACTTTTGAAATGTCGTGGCACACTTGCGGAAGAGTTGAAATTTCAGATAGATCAGAAAAACTTTCTTAGCACCCACCAGCATGTCCTCGACAACATGCGTAAAATCTACGAACCATACTTCGAAGATTGGGCGGGCGCCGAGGAGGAGTGTCACCAGCACTATGACGATCCTCATCCAAAGCGAGATTTACGCATGCAGGCTTACGACGAGCTCGTGCATGGCGAGGGACGATCCTGGAAGGATCCGGGCCTGTTCTCGCGTATGTGGCTACGAAAAGTCACATACAAAATGAAGAAGGACGAGTTTGCCAAACCGGGGAAAATGCCCCGGATGATTGGTGATCTCGGAGTCGCAGCCTCGTTGCAGGGCTTTCGACTTACAGACCTCTATAAGACCGCAATGTCTAAAGAGGATCTACAATACGGAAACATGCGCATACACTTTTGCAAGGCACCTACCACTGTCGAGCTTCGTGCCGCATTCAAGAACTTGCTTGACCCTCCACTGGGATGCAAGTACTATTTCGTATACTTCAGTGATGACAGCTGTCTATCGGTTCGCCATGCCGATGGAAGCGTCTCCATTTACAACCTCGATATTAGCGGTTGTGATGGTTCACACACCAGTGCTGTCTTTGACGCACTGGTGAGCACCACGCCAGCCATTGCCCAGGCCGACATGCAGGTTCTCGTCGATCAATGTAAATTGCCCATCGTGATTTATTTTAACGGCGAGCCAGAAAGAGCAGAAGAGATCGCCGACGCCGTCTCCCTCAGCAGTGACTCGGAAGTCGCTGGCCGAGCCTCGATCTGCCTGCAACCACTTGACGTTTTGACGCAAACCATTGGTCCCAGATTGTATTCTGGTTCGACCATCACCACGATCATCAACAATCTCGCCTGTGTCTTAGGTGCCATCTCTGTGCAAGAGAGTAACGCTGAGACAGGCGATGAGATATGTGCCGCATTCGCAAATGCAGGTTACAAGATGACTTGTGAAAAGGCTGAGGACTATTCGGACATCCAGTTCCTGAAGAATTCACCAGCTTATGACGTCAACGGAGAGCTCCAACCATTGCTGAACATTGGAGTTCTTTTGCGCACAGCAGGCACTTGCAAAGGTGACTTGCCCGGCACAAAACGCCAAACCTTCGAAGCCAGATACAACGAGTACATGGGTAGTGTGCTCAACGGTATGTATCCTGGCATTTCATTTCCGCTCGTCGACGCGATGCGAAAATGGACAGCAATTCCAACCAAGGCTTCAGACGCCGCCACCCAGCATCTTCGCGACTACAAGCACGTATTCGAGGGGGAAGCGACCTTCACCGCAAGTGAGGTTTACAGACGCTACAAACTCAACGACCTTGAGATCGCAGAACTGGACCAAGACTTCGCACCGAATGGTTACGGATGGTATTACGCATCGAGCGGTGCTTCCAAGATCCTCACGAAAGACTACGGTCTAGAGTGCTGCGACAACTGGGAGACCGATTACGCCATCAACGAGTACGACTACCGTTGATCCAACAACGAACGACCCGACCTATTAAGACTCTACCAAACGAAAACTTACTACTTTCACCGAC